CGATAACCTACACCCATACAAGCCAAGCCGATTTCGTTATTCGAGAATGTCGTTATCGGGTTTACGGTGCAAGGAAGCGACTGAAATCTACACCAGTCACCGTCGCAATGTTCACAATTAAAGCAAAGTTCCTCGGGAGTACTCCACCAGGCAATGCTTTCAAAACGACCGTGATCTCGGCTCAACTGTTTCCATGTTTCCCAGCGCAAACGGCGCATTTTATCGGACATATCTCCTTTATGCTCACCGAATAATTCACTCCATCTGATTCCCAATGTTACCGTTTTCATAATTTATCGTATTCATTTATCGTTTCGAAAATCCGCAGCGCCACCTGCGGGACTATGGCGTTGCCGTAGGCTTTGATCGACTCCCTGCACCATGCCGGAAAGGTAATTCCGTCCAGTCCGGCGGAAAGCCCATCATCTGGGCCACATATCGGGGACTCAGTCGGGAACCCTTCCCAGTTCGGGACGGATGCGAAATCATGACGTCGTGGACGACTCCGCTCTTCCGCTTCGCATGACTGAGAGGAAACGAATTGTTTTTCGCATCGCAGGCCGTCGGCGTCGGAAACAGCCCCATCCGCGCTGCAAGCGCGAGCGTCGGCCGCTCGGATGCACCCTTCGACAAGCTCCTGTTCACACGCCCGCTCCCGCAATCCGACGCGACCGGTGTCGGCAGTAGAGCCGGCGACAATGGCTCCGAACCGCTCTTGCCACGAACTTTCAGCCCTTGCGTCACCACGGTGGGCAACAAACCATGTTCTGTATCGAATATGGGGAGCACCGACGCCCGCAGCTGGTATAAGGTACGCTTGCACCTCATATCCTGCCGCCTCCAAATCAGCGCACACCTGCTCGAAGACCATTCCCTGCGACCAATTAACGATTCCGAGAACGTTCTCGCCCACGACCCAGCGCGGTCGAACAGTCCGAACAACTCCGAGCATTGCGGGCCAGAGGTAGCGGTCGTCGGCCGTACCCTTGCGTTTGCCCGCGAGGCTGAACGGCTGGCACGGGAAACCGCCGGTGAGCACGTCGACGCGGTCGCGCCAAACGGTAAAGTCTGTTGTTCGTATGTCTTCATATTGTTCCGATTCGGGAAAATGATACTTCAATACGCGCCGGCAGAACGGGTCGATCTCGCAGTTGAAGACGTTCGTCCAGCCGGCCCACGCCGCCGCCAGGTCGAAGCCGCCGATGCCGCTGAATAGAGAACCGTGCGTCATTAGTACTCCACCGCTGCCCTGCGATCGATGAAGAAATGAATACCCGGTGCGCATTCGCTCCACCTGTTATCGTCGAAATCCGGAACTTCGACTGTGGCACCGACGGTGTAGACGAAGTTTTTGTCATGGTCGGCACGAACGGTATCCTCAGTTGCCTTGGTGCCGTCCATGTTCTGAATCTCCATGACGTATGCTTTATCGCAACGGCATTTGTGTCCCGTTGCCGAACTGCGCCGTGCATCTTCCGGAATTCGTAATTTTACGATATGCCCAGAGGCTTTTTTCCAACCGATGAAACTACCCTCAGTCGGACATGATAGATAACATCCCTTGGCATCGCGCAGGTTGGCATCGCACAGGTCGGCACCGTACAGGTCGGCACCGCACAGGTTGGCACCGCACAGGTTGGCATCGCACAGGTCGGCATCGCACAGGTTGGCATCGCGCAGGTTGGCATCGCGCAGGTCGGCATCGCGCAGGTTGGCATCGCGCAGGTTGGCACCGCGCCTAATAGCGTCCAAAACCGTTTCGGTGATTGTGTTTCCCTCTTTCGTGTATTCAAATACGACCGAACCCGTCCAACGGTTGCGGATTTCGATTTTAATCTGTTTCGTTGATTCCATTGTGGTAAAAGCTTTTGTTACACTCCTTTCGGAACCCGATAATGAAGGGTACGTCCGGGATAATGATAATCGAGAATCGGTTTGGCGAGGCGTATATTTCCTTCGATCAACGCCGCCAGTCTTCTGCTGGATACCGTCAGCGTCAGCCGATCCCGCGTTATCTCCACGCCTTGAAGATCAGTCAGCATATCGCGGCATACAGCCACCGTCGACAGCCTGTCGTAGATTTCATGCCAGCATTGCAGAAACCTCACCGGATAACGCAGGGGTTCCGACGTCTTTTCTTCGGTCCATGCACGGGCCAATGCCGCCTTGTCTACGACCTTCTCTCCCTTGCGCATCCATCCGGTAGCCTGGTAGTGATTAACGAACCTGTCGACTTCGTTTGCAGGGTTTCGAAAATTCCGGAAAAAGAAAATCTCGAAAAATTTCTCTCTCTCTTCTTCGCGCGTTTCAGATTCAGAAACAGAGACAGAATCAGATTCAGAATCAATATCAGAATCAGATACAGATTCAATAGGGTTTTCGCAGTTTCCTGCCGGTTTTGAAGAAAAACCGCCGCTTTCCGAAAAAACCGTGCGGTTTTCTTCGAAACCGTCCGCTTTTTTAGGCCGGCCGCCCTTGCGGCCGTTCTCGCGGTTCTGCTCGCACTCCGCGTAATACTTTTTGGCGTTCGCATCCAGCGACGCACGGATGAAGCCGAAACAGAGCGTAGTCAGTTCATCCATTTCCGGCAGCTCCTCTTCCGTCGCGTGCGCATAAATGGCAGTCAACAGCCTGCCCCGCTGCTCCATCGTGAGCATCTTGATCTGCGGAAAGAAATCGTGCCGCAGAAGAAACGTGTCTTTATTTTGCCTGGCCATGATGGTTATGTTGCTTTTGGTGACACTCCGCACAGAGTGTAATCAGACAATCCAAGTGCTCTTTTTCTCTGCCTACGATGGATTGGCCGTCGACGTAATAGGTCTTGTGATGGATTTCCAGTGAATAGCTCCGTCCGCAAAGCTGGCAGCGGTGGCCGTCTCGAAGACGCACGATCCGGCACACCTCCTGCCAATAATCGCTCTGCAATTGTCGGATATAGCTACTCCTCCGGCCCCGACGATGTTGAAGTCTGCTCATAGGTCGCTTCGTTCATGTCGATCCCCAGCACGTCGAGGAATGCCTGCTTGTTGGTTTCCAGATTGGCAAAGAGGCTCTGCTCGTCCCACGAAGGAATCTTCTCGACTTTGCACAGTTGGAACCGCCCATCGATCCATGCGTAGTAGAGATAGTGTCCGCACAAGGCCATCTTTACCGTCGTATCGCTCGGTAAATCCACCTCCTTCTCTCCGCGCTTGACTTGATAGACCAGATCGCGGATCTGGGTAACGACAGCTTGCAATTTCTCGCGGGCATCCTTAGTCAGTTGCTTACACTGCGCCTCGATCTCGGCAAGCTGCGTTTCGAGTTTCGGCTGTTCGTCCTCCATCAACTCCGAATAGTTGGCTCGGATAGATGCTCTCTCGTAACTGTCGAGAAACCGGACGGCTTTGGCATTGGTTACGCTCTCGGCAATAAATTTTCCCGACAGATGTTTTCTGATTTCGTCCATGTCCTTCGCCCCTTCGAAGATTACACGCGGGAACGACACGTTTTTCGGCAGTTTGAACTCCGGCGATTGCGGAGCGTAATTTTTAAGATCGATCATAACCTATTCAATTTGATTTTATAATATTCTATCAATTCCCGATAGTCTTTCTCATGAAGGCAGACTGTCAGGTGCTTCATCCGTTCCAATTCCTCGACTGCTTCCACTCCGTACAATTCGACCAAACGACGGCGGTAAGCCTTCAGATTGCCGTATTTATGTCGATTGCATATCCTGCATTGGGCGTGGACGTTTGTTTCGTTCCACCGTGTCGCCGTATGCGCTCGGCCGATGTAATGACCCGC